AACGAGCCTAGTTATCTCCTGACCCATTTGATCTAACCGTTCAAAAATTCTTCTAGTATCTCCTTCTGCCATATCAACGCACCGCCTAATTTAATATAATAGCGTCCAAATCCTCTTTGCTTAATGCTGCGGCTACCTCTGCCTGCTTACTCCAACCTTGTTGTTTGCAAGCGCCCACGTGGGACGATAAGTCAGCACACCATGTATATACCTGCGAAGCGTTAAGATACTGTATTGTTTTAACAGTTTCACCATCTTTATACCCCCGTACCGGACAGCCGTCAGGATATTCATTTTTAAAGCGTTCAGTGCTTACGTTCAGCGCAATCCCCTGCATCGTAAGCTGCGTGTCCTTATCGCTATCATATCTTACTATCTCACCAGTGCATTCAGATATAAAACCGCCTGCGATTTTTCTTTCAGTCCAAGCGTCTACCTCTGACAGCTTGATAGCTTTAAGTTCATCAAACGTAAGAGCTATATATTCACGTGCTGCTTTTTTAGCAATCAATTCATCAATACTTTTTAAAATATCTTCACAAATTTCATTTGGGTATTGTTGGAATGCTACTCCATTAAGCCAGCAACTCTCCGTTCCACAATTATAGTCAATAGACTTATACTCTATTTCTTTGCCATAATCAACAAAGAAATTATTTATTGTATCCATATACACTTTTTCTTGTGCTTGTACAATAACTTTATCGTTATTCGTATCTAAAATAATTATATTTTGCATTTTTATTCTCCTTACTCAATTCTTTCCCAACAGTAATATGTTACATATGGCGGCATATTATTATGCTCCGCACTACCACCAGTATTATCAATACTAATATCTGAAGCAAACGAAGAATTTAAATTAAAAGTAGTAATAGAACCGCTCCAATCTGTATTTCCACAATAAGCATTACTTGTATTGGTGTGGCTAAAAGCTCCACTACTACCAACATTTTGAAGTCTCCCAACAGTTATAGAACCACTCACGGTAGATGAAGTGGCACTAGCAGAATGCTTGTGCATTGGAATTTGATCAATCTCTAATGTAACATTTGCTTCACCTCCGTTACTCCCTGCTTGATAAGTATCTCCTGCAGCTAAAATAAATTTATCTTTTATCTGTGTCCACGTACCACCAAACAGAGTTCCTGGATCAGTAGGTTGCGAACTCCAATAAAGCGCTCCTACAGGATATGGATTTGGCGGCAAATCGTCATAAAGAGCATTGATTGCTGCTCTTATTTTTTCAACTGTTATTAGCCCAGTAAGCTTCATTTTTCCTCACCTCAAATCGTCAGAACAAAGCCTGCAAACTTCTCCGTACTTTGGATTATGATATTACTGCCACTTTCAACTACGTCTACCATAACACTCTCGTAGGTACTGCCATTAGTACGATACATACCAAGGAAGTGTTTTCCTGAAGCTGCCAAGGTAAATGGATAGTAGCCGTTTGATAATGTTCCCCAGTTGGCGCTACTTGCTGTAAATTCAGTTTTGGTTACTGTAGTAGCAGAAGTAGGCGGAGTATACCCTAATGCCGCCACAACATTAGCTTTAGTAATACTGATTGTCCCGCTGCTGTTAGTGATATTTGAACCAGTTTTTACGCCGCCTAGAACACTAGCAGATGCAGTAGGCAGTGTATATACAGTATCCGTAAATACAGCATTAGCCGGTACTGTTTTGTTAAGTTCATAAGTACAAGCTTTAGGAACACCACCATCAAAATATACAGGCTGTGTTGTACTGCCGGCAGAAGTTGTTAGTTTAGCGGCAGCAGCTGCAGTTTCGGTCTTACCGAGTTTACCTGCTATAGCTTCATTCATAGCTGCCGCACCCGTTTTATCTTCTGCAATGTAATCGGCAATTTCTTTTAACGTATCGTAAGTATCAGGCGCTCCGGCAATCAGCTCATCTTTTACTGCCGACTTTGCAGCCTCAATAGCACTGTTCATATCAGTAGTCTTTGCATAACTCGCAGCTGCTACACCACCTAATTTACTACTATCAGCTGCAGTTTCGGTCTTACCGAGTTTACCGGTATCCAACGCTTCAAAATTAGCATTGATCTTAGCGTCTCTCTCTGCTAAAGTTCCGGTGACAATTTTTTCTACACTCATTCTAAGTAACCTCCATCTAATATTATTTTCCCTGTGAACGCTTTGCTCACATTTATAACAACGTTACCGTTATTATCTACTCCGGCATTAGCATAGTAAGGATAACTAACGCCATCAATTATTTGTGTTAAGCTGACAATGACCGGACTGTTTCCTGCCTGGTGTTCCTCAGCGGATATGGTTAGTACGAAATCACTGCCAACCTCTGCAAAATCTTCATCCGTAAAGTTTTTGACATAGACCTTATCACCAGTCTTTTTTGTCAGCGACGCCAGTATAACGATGCCTGCAAACCTTTCAGGAACTTCGATAATCACATTTTCAGCGTCCATATAAACGCCGGTTAGTACCATTTCATACTGAGGCTTCTTGACTTCCTTGTATACGCCTATAAGCCTGCTGTTACCCATTGCCATTGTAAGACGCCACATGCCGTTGTTTTCAGTCCATCTGTCATCTGTCGCAGTAAACTCTTTTGTTATAGTTCCGCTCTCGAACCGCAGTAAAATATCTTCTGCACGGTCAGCAGCATCTTCTGCTTTCTCTGCATCTTTCTTTGCAGATTCTGCACTTTCTGCTGCTGACGTTTCAGACTTCTTTGCAGATTCTGCACTCGCCTGTGCCTGCTCCATAGCAAATTTAGGATTAGGCCCAGCAATAAGTTTTTTACCGGTTTCATCCCAATAAAAACTCTCATTTGGCATTGGTTGTGGCAGAACTGTAGAAATATCTTTAGGCGCTGAATCTGATAAACGAATTGCTCTCGTTACACCGTCCCACAGCTGTTGGCAAATTATCGTTAGTTTATCCAATGCCGCTTCGATAACATTAAATGGCCAATGAGTATCCAACTGAGATTCCTGTGTTATAGGAACCTCACGATATAAAACAAGCTGCCACCCTTCAGGTAATATTGGTGGTCGTTCTGCCTCTGGTGGTTCTGCTCCCGGAGAATAGCCAGGATAAAACACTACTGACTTCTCCATATCAACGAAATAATCTTTGGTTAAAACAGTTTCTTTTAAATCAGGATCAACAAGTACTACATTAATATCGGTCTTTTCCAATATCTTAAAAGAATATCCAAACTCTGTAGCAACTCCATTCCCATTGTATGTAATCCTATTTTCACTACTGCCTATCAAAGTTTTCCCTCCTTCCAAATAAAAAAGCGCCTACCGAAGTAAGCGCTTTCTATTAAGTTCTAACTAACTTTATGATACTATTTTAACTCATTTTTATAGTGGTTTTGTCGGATACATTTTTAATTTTTTAACACCGCCTCTGCTCTCATATCCAATAACCTTACATTACTATTTTAACTCTTGTTAAATGGCATTTTGTCGGAAACTTTTTAAAATTTATTTCCTAACATCAGACCAAGCTTATACCCCTGATCATAACAACGCTGGCTGGACTTATCCATAAACCGAACTACCTTCGACGACGATTCACGTTCTTTCTTTATCTCATATGCTATGGCTGCTACTTCTTCAAGCTGCGCCGGAGACAATTTGTTCAACAGCTCCCTAAATGATTTCCGCACTTTATTCATTATTTACACCGCCTTTGATTTGTTCTTTTACTTCTTTTCTATCAGCGGTGGAGATCTCGCTTTTTGTCTCTGTCATTTTATCACTATCTTCATTTATATATTTTCTTGCAAATTCTTCTTGAGATGTGCTTCTTACAACTTCGACAAATTTCTCCAATGCCCTTTTTTCTTCGTCAGGACACGACGACCTGTTTCCGTTCATGGTATATCCTCCTTGATATACCAGCCGAAAACTGCTATACTATTGTTATCAGCTTCGGCTGGTCACAAGAAACACTCGCGCATCTTTCCACGGAAAGCGGGTGTTTCTTTTTTTCATTATTCAAAAACTATTTCAATCCCTTTACCGGGCATTTTTTCTTCTTTGCCGTTCTTTACGAACGCCTTGCGTAACTCCATACAAGTAACCACTCAAACACGCCGCAAAAGGTAAATCGTTATAGCTGCTTTTCCGTTTTTCACACTCCACTATATCATTTAACCCTTTTATAACTTCTTGATTGTAGAATGGCACTTCCTGATATCCAGCTAATTTAATAGCATCTGTCAAGTTCATGCCACCACACCACCTTTCAGAATTTCTCTGAATTTTAGAATGGCGCATTCGTAGTAACGGAATGTTTCTACTTCTTTGCAACTATGTTCCGATTTGCTGTAAAATAACTTTCCATACTGCGGCGTTTTAAGATTATGCTGATTGGCTATCTTACCTATTTTATTTGCCGATACTCCAAGCATTTTCCCTATATCTGTTGCTGAATAAGTAATTTCTTTAGCTTCTTCCATTGGTAGTAACGGTAAACCACTTAAAACCTCTGCTGCTTTCTGCTGACATATATGCTTATATTCTAGCAGATCAGTCATTTGAGCAACTTTAAGGAATGTCGATGCAACTCTTGCCCGGCTGTTATTTAAGCGAGCTTCTACTTCTCTAGCTTTTATATCCTGATTTACAGAATACGACCCAGTTTTGCGAATCGCAGGAAGTATTTCGCTTGTTACCCAGCGTTTGAATTTCTTTGCGGCAGGTAGCTTACTATATAGAATCAATGAGTATAATCCGCTTTCGTTAATAAGTGTCTGCTCTCTCGCTTGACCTGCGGTACGGATTTGGTACTTTAGCCTATCTTCTTCATCAACATGGACGTTAATATCACGGCTGCCATTTTTATACCCCAAAATATCAGCAACATCTTTGCCTACAAACCACGGCTCATTATTTTTTTCGATTACTCTAACTTTACCAAAAGCTTCGTTTTCAAAAATCTTCAGTTCATTTTTCATAAAAAATACATCCTTTCAATTTTAATTTATTTGAAAGAATGTTCAATATATGATAAACTATTAAAAGAATGATGTTTATCTTGAACATTCTTTCATTATGAAACTACCATTGTTCCGCCAAGAACTATTTGATGGTAGTTTCTTTTTTTGTTTCATCAAGTAAGTTAGGATACTTCTTTAACAAATCATCATACACTAACCCCTTGACATAGCCAGCAATACTAATGCCCACTTTTGTACAGTGGTATCTAAGTACTGCTCCAAGATCACCTTTAAAATCAATTGTTGGCCTCATCTTTAATACTCCTTTCTCGTTTGTTACTTTTAATTTTAACGTAATACGTTAGTTATGTCAATATACGTCTTGATGTTTTTCGAGAAAAATATTGTGTCTTATGGTTCTTATTGTTATAATTGCTTTAGGTGGTGATTAATATGTCTTTCAGTGAAAATCTAAAGAAACTCCGTGAAGCCAAGGGTATGACCCAAAAAGATTTAGCCACAAAGTTAGGAGTATCCTCGAGAATTGTTAGTTACTACGAAACGGGAAAAAGTATTCCTAGCGATCCAGAATTATTAAAAAAACTTGTAGAATTATTTAATGTAACTTTAGATTATCTGCTTTTAGATACTCAATCAAAGTCTGACTCTAAAGTCTATAAATTAGTAGAAAAACTAATATACGATACACAGAATTCTTTGGTTCACTGGGATATCTTCCCTAAAGTTGAAAGTGTTCCATTCATAAAAAAGATACCAGAAGACTTAAAAGAAGAAATAATGGTTTTGGATGACAATGGAAATCCGGTTTCTTTGGATAAAAACAAACATTTTAATTCAACACATCCAATCATAAATGATTTTATTTTGAGCTTTTTCCCTCAATTTAATGATTATGATTTTTTAGAACAGGAATCATATTTCACCGCAATTGATCCTATTTCACAGAATGGTTATTTGCTTTTCAAATTTTTCAGAGACAGTGAAGTCGTAATCGGACTTTTTGCTTTTATTTCAGGTCAGTTTAAATTCATTACAGATTCAAAAAAACATTCTATTATTGATGATTTATATATAATAGTAGACAATCAAGATAATGACTTGAATAAATTCATAGAAGAATACCTTAATAAATCTTAACTTTAAAACAGCCTACGGGCTGTTTTATTTTCATTTATAAATGTGATATAATTATGAAAAACAGTCAATAATATGCTTATTTTAGGAGTATTGGTATGGATAAATTTAATGACGATATGGGAAGATTATGTGTATGGCTTTCTATATTTGCAATCGGAATGGGTCGTGAAGGTTCAATAATACTTAAACTTCAATGCGGAATTATTACTTTAATTGCTTTTACTTTATATTTGCTAATTATAAAATTAATTGAAAATGTATTTGTTGCTCTCGGACTAATTATCGCGACAATATATTTTATACCATACATAACTGGTATTTATTCTTATAATGCCTATCTAGGATTCATTTTGCCATTTTTTTGGTTTTTATTTATGTTGGTTTTCCACAATAAACGACTACATGGCTATAATATTTCTAATTGGGAAATAAGAAAAATATATGAACAATGTCATTCCCATAAATTTTTCTTCTAATGTCAAATAAATTGTAATGATAAATAAAAAACTGGCAACTTTTTCAACATTGGGATTTCGTCCCTTGAGAAATCGTTGCCAGTTTTTTTATTCTTACCGTTCTTTTTTTGGTCTGCGTCTGTAGATATCGCCCCACTGAGGCTCCATATCATTTACAACAATATCATAAGCGTTAAAAAACAATTTATTGAACTGCGCCGGCACACCAGCGATAAGACCACCGAGATTAGCTAAAGGCTCAATCAGTTCTTCTGGTTCAGCATTGCCTTTTTGTACACTGCTTATTTTCTTTACTGTACGCTCCGCTTGTTCGATAGAACCTTGTACTGCAGTCATCCTATAGCCATAGGTTCGCATTCCGACCATATTGCTAACAAGAGTATTGGCAACCTGCCCAACAGGTCCTAGCAAACTCATAGGATACTGCAAAAGCTCTTTACCATATTTTGTCCATTCATCATCGTCTTCTTCAAAAGGCGGTTCTAATGCAAAAGCCAAATTCAGCAGGCAAAACATAAAATACTTAGCCGCTGCAAAAGCAACTATTCGCTTAGATGCTTCAACTTTCCTTCCGGCACTCCACTCACGGCCAAAAATTCCAGCTTCTCTTTGCCATTGATTGAACTGCGTATTGAAAAAGCCCTGGAATGTTGTAAATAATTTCATGAGTGCGCTGCCACGCTGAATAGGTGCAACATCTGTAATACGGCTGCTGCCAAGTGTACGCCTAATAACAGTATCCGCAAATAGCACGGCTTCCTGTTCGCTGACTCCGACATTGATTTTCTTTTGATACGCCTGTATCCAAACAGGAATAGCTGATAAATTATCGGTAAACACCAATGCTTTTGTACCAAATTCAACTGTAACCTGCTCAACTGGATTCAGTTTTCTACTCTCGTCTTTCATATCCCGCAATGAAATATCCGGCAATACAGAACGCTCTTTCATATAAGATGATTTAGAATAAACAAGTTCTTTGGAAGCTTTCCATCCTTGCCCTTTTTGCATATTCAAAAACAAATTTCCATAAGCGGCCATTACGTCCTTATAACCAAAGCCTTCAACAACATTACCATATAACAACGGATTTCCCAAGTTTTGGACAGCAGTTTTGAAGTTAAGCATTATTGCTACATTGACTGCCTTTTGGCGTATCCAGCTCAAACAAGTCCCTGCATCTCTTTCACTGATTGAAGCGTAACCACCGTCATAAGGCTGTGCCGTTTTCTTTAAGTATTCTGTAAACGCTTCAAAATTCGCAATACCTAATTTTTCTTTCAGCAAAGAATACATTTCAGGATCATTCAACATTTTACGATAGCTTGTAGCTAGTTCTCTATAGCATAGATCATGTATATTATCCATAACTGCAGAGTACTCAGCGCCTTTTCTTAAATCCAACGGATATACACTTCTATCACGTGCTTTGGTTCCACCGGTATTTGTATGCAGTGTTCTAATACTGTTTACAGCACGCTTATCGCTTGTTGCCGGAACGGCATCCGACGTAGCAGGATGACTGCCACCGTCAGTATATCTTACTAACGGAATGTACCCACCACGGAAAACAACTTTAGCTCCATTACGCAAAGTAAGTTCTGCTGGCATAGCATCAACTCTCTCAGGCGAGAAACCAGTCGTTCTTTTTACCATATCCGAAAGTTCATTCCAGTGAGCGCTACAAGCAGCGGAAATTTCCTCCGCGTAACGAATATCAGCTTCTGTTAAAACGTTGCCTAAAGCCTCAAGCAAATTGCTTCTCGTCTGTTCAAGATCACCTTCAACCCACAACTCAGAGCCTCGGAAAAATGTTGCATAAGTACTGTTAGGCCCAACTGAACACAATTTATACGAACTGCTTTCCGAGCCTAAATACAATAGCATCTTTATAATATTATGTTTTGTTAATGAGGCCTTAAATGGTTCGTAATAAATTTCTTTATCTGCTGCTTCCGCAGCCTTTTTATCCGGCAGCCATTTTTTAGTAGCGTCAGCAATACGTTCTTCAAACTCCATTGTATATGCAGCTTTTTTATTAGCTGCAATTTGTCCGCTTTCGCCAAAATGTTTACTGAAAAATCCATATTTCCAGCCATCCATCCGCTCAAAGAAATTATCAGTATTTGTAAGGTTTCTAAAAAATCTCTGACTTGGCTTAGCCTTTTCTTTGGAATTGATACCAGATTGCCATTTTGTTTTTAGTTTCAAAAGATTCCTAATAGCCTCGTCCTTGAATTCCTTATAATTCAATTCCTTACCGTACCAGGTTACATATTTTTCCTGTTTAACGATTGCTTTAATATTTTTCAAAGCATTGATAACATCCTGATGTTGTTCAAAAGTCATTGCGGCAGGATTGTCTAAAGACGTCCCTTCATCCATAAGCCAGTCGGCAATAGCAACATTATCATATTGTTCCTGCATTTCTTCTGCATACTCTATTAAAGATTGTTTTCTGAGTGCAGGATCATAATCCTTGCGTTTTAATCCCATCCTTTCCATAATGGCAGCTGCTTGTGTAAAGTGCTTTTCATCTTCCCACGTTTCTTTTTTTGCCTTAAACTGGCGTTTTAAAAATTTTTCAGCTCTGCTTTTTTCCTGCTTCATTTTTAAACTTTCCAATACCAAAGCATGGTTAAAAGCCTGCTGTCTTTTATAATCTGCCGCTTCTTCAAAACTCTTAGCTTTTATAGCTTTCGCCGCCTGTGCTGCAGCACGACGTTCTGCCATAACAAACCTGCCCGTTTTCAAAGCATTACTCATACTCATTTTACTGATTTCTGCTTTAGCTGCTAATTTAGCCTGTTGCTTACGTGCTCGGGCAAGCGCAAGAGCCTGTTCTGTACTACGCTGTTTATTATTGATATTCGCTGCCATATCTTCAATTAGCTGTTGTTCTACACCAATCAACAGACCGCTATCATCATTATAAATGGCTTCTCGTGCCGCATCTTCCGCTAATTGGCGTTCTTTATAAATATCAGGAAATTTTACTTGTACCGCATTATCAAGGGCTCTCTCTATCGCCTGTTCAAGCGTAGGCTCGGCAATAAGCCTTTTTGCCAGCTCATCACCGCTAAAGCCCTGAGCTTCAGCAATCATATCAAACTTCATAACATCAAGCTCTTCTACTTCGCTCAAAGGTTTACTTTCAATATCCAAAGTTCTGGCAATTAAGCCAAGATAATAATCTGCAACGCCTTTCGCTGTTTGTTTTTTCTGCAAATCATCAACAAGCATTCGTCCAGCAGCATACAAAGGCTGTTTCTCTACTTCTGTTCTGATTTCAGGACGAAGTTTATCTTTGAAGTCCTCAATCGCTACACGACGTTCTTTTGTAAAATTCCTTAAACTTTCCCTGGTCAAAATATCTACAGCTTCGTCCCTTGCTTTAGCAATATAATTTTCAAGCCTGATTTTAGAGCTCTCAGAAAGATTATCTGTTATAACAGAAGGAAGCTTATTAAAATAACCATCTACTCTGGACATTGTATTTATTTCCTCTTCACTGGCAAGCATACGATCAAAGACCTGCCGAACTTCATCAGTCAGCGGAGCAGCATTTTCATTACGCCTAATACTTTCATAAACACGCTTCATCCATTTCGCCATTTTTGCAAAAACATGGCGCAGAGCAAGAGACGGAGCCTTACCTTCCATTACATATGTTTCAAACCCCTCTGCCCATTTTTCATGAGCAGGCCGGCGTTCATCTATACTCATATTAAGCCATTGTTCATTAGTTATTCCGGCATAGTCCAGCAATGTTTCCCAGTCTTTTTGTCGCTGTTCGGTTGCTTTCCCGCTATTTACATCGTTCGCAAGATTCTCTACAAAATAATGTCCTGTTTCATGGAAGACTGTTGTCACATCCGAACCTTCAAACAGGCTGATAATTGCTTTGCCTTCTTCGTCCCAGGTGATAGCACCTTTAGTTTTCCCTTCGGCCTGGTAGTATCCCTGCATTTCTTCTCGTCTCTTGCGAAGTGCATTTTCATCTGGTATACTATTATTAAGAAGACTGTCAAGGTCGTTACCTCTGCTGGCGGAATCGCTGCCTGGAGACTGTAACCACTTGGCAGTCTTTTCTTTATTTATATATGACACTCTACCTTTTTTTAGATTGTGCTCTATAAACCAATCATAATCTGTGCCATTTTCTCCACCTTTCCCATAAGCACTGCTGACAGCATTCACCTGATAACGATTGCGTTCAACATCAAGTTCTAAAGGAACAATAATAGCAGACCCTTGTGCATCCTTTAAGTCTAATACAACAACCTTACGCCCAGCATACGAATCTAAAACCATCATCGGGTCAGCCATAGCACGTGGAACTTGTTTTAGCAGCTCCGGCGTCATGCCATCGGAATGGCCGTCAAAAATATGTTTGATCTTGCTTCCGTCGATAGTTACAGGCAAAATTTTACCGCCTGCAAGACCCAATGCAAGCGGTGTCGTCATAACATTATAAGTTTTAGTATCGTTTATTTTCCCTGCAGTATATTCATCTACGATGCCAGCAAAGTTTCTTTCATCCTCAATCAATTTTTCGTTAGCGCTTTTAGTTTGCATATATCGGCCCTTAGGAGTACTGACAACACGCTTTATTTCTACTGGATGATCTCTGAAATACTGCGCTGGATTTTCAGGATTAACAATCATAGCCTGACTGACCAAAAATTCGCGCAACGCTCCTCGTTCTTCCTGGTTCATTTTTGCATTTGTAGAGTTTTCCACAATTTTATCAACTTCTATATCCAGCTCTTCTCTGGCATTTTCTGAAATTTGATATGCTTTACGTAGATCCTTTTTTAATTTTCTATCGTTAACACTATAGTCACCATCTCCAAAAGAAATATGATCCTGCATAGTTTTATAAAAATCGCCATACTTACAAGCGGCAGCCGTAAAATCTCCTATAGGCACTTCTACGTCCAACCCATCAGTGGCGGCAGCATTTACTTCATCTTCTGTAATATTCAAAGCTTGAGTGATCTTTTCCGCTCCCTGCTCCTGCATATATTGCTGAAGCTTTTGCCCATCTATTGATATAAAATCAGAAGGTCGATTCGTATTAATAACACCCGCTGCATATTCCGGATTAACTCCACTTTTTTTAACATTTTCGATATTATTTTCTAATTGAGTTAGTTTTTCTTTGTGTATTTCAGCATCAACATTTTCACCAATACTGTCAATCGCTATTTTAGCACCACTAGCTCCAACGCCTAATAAGGCACCGATCAACCCACTATAACCTGCGTTTTTAATATTTTCTTGCCAGTTTTTGTCCCATTCTGTAGCAATTTGCTTAGCATCAGCATTTGGATTTTGGGCATAGATATTCGTCAGCTGCTCAGGGAATTCTTGAATGAATTCTGTCCCACCTTCTGTTATTGCACTTTCTAATAACCGAACAAGTCTCTTCTTTAACGGACTTCCTGCTGGCAGACTCGCCAAAACCTTACCAAGCGCCAGCTGCTCCAGCGGTGCCTGTATAATAGCGTTATAACGACTTGCTTTAGCAGCGGTTTCTACATCAACGCCCTGCGCTCTCAAGTCCGAATATTGGTTGCCGGCAATAGACATACCCATAAAAATGCCGCCACCTATACCGCCAGTTAATCCTGTTACTGCAATTTGCGGAACAAATTGACCTGCACCCTCTAAAAAATCAAGCCCAAACTGCCCCAGCTTGCTACTGCTACGCACATCAGTCCTTTGTAAAATCTCACTGTTTGCCAAACTGTTGAATTGTTCTGCAATTTTCGGAGCATAGCCGCCATACGGTATATAATTGGGATCTTGCCTTTTATGTATTGCAATATTTTCTTCTACCATTGCGCCTGCATTTGCCAATAACCCTTTTATCCCGGATTTTGCACCATTAAGAAGTGCTGTAGTAATTTTAGATTCCACATCATAACCGGTTTGCTTATCAATAAAACCAAGTGTAGACAAAGGGTCCACTCCGCTGTCAGTGCCATAATAGGCATTTTGAATAGAATAATTAGTGCTGGCTTTTAATGCGTTATTAAAGATGTTATCTAATTCCTGTTTTCTTGCTGCGTCCATAATACCACTCCTAATTTATTTATTGGTTCATCCAGCTATAATATATAATTTCGCGGCATTCATTTGCTCTACGCGTCCATCTGTATATCTTACAATAAACAAATCTTCTGTCAGACTGCCATCAGTATTTCTAGCCCTTTCTACATTACGTATCCCAACCAGCGCTAAACGCGCATCACTAATATTTACTTCTTCTTCGCTATTCAGATATGAGCCCCTTACTGTCATTGTTCCAAAATGATTTTTTTTAAGAGAATTTCTACACGCTTCAACAACTTCATGATACATAGGTTCGCGCTTGTTTTCTAAAATAAATTTGCTGATAAATACTTTTCCGTAGGCTTGTGCTTCTCGCCATGCCTGAGCTTTCGCACCGTTTTTATCTTTAATATCGCCAACAACATCTTGCTGCAGATCGCTCCAGTTATAACTAAACCGTCCTTCGGAGTTTTCAAATTGATCCCATGTCTCTTTAGCTTTATACAACTGCTCAGGTTTGGCGCCATGATTTGCTAAAAATCCTGTATACTCTTCAAGAGAAGTGAACATTCCACCGCCAAGCATATCTTGTGCAACATCTAACTGTGTAGAACTTAGACCTTTTATTTTACCATCAGAATCATAAAAATAATCAGCAGCTGATAACATTTTCTTGCCAGCTTCAACATTTGCACCGGCAACTGCTTTGATTTGGTCTACTACTGATTGATATGGAACACCCTGCTTATAAAGGTTATAAATATTTTCAATTGTTTGAGCATAAAAAGCATTTTGCTGTTCTTTCTGACGGTTCTCTTGATCCTTTACCATGTTTTTATACATTTTAAAAACAGTTTCTTTATCGCCATAATCTATCAACCTTCTACCGCCACCACTGCCTTTGTAGTCAGTAAAATCTAAATCTAAATGTCCTGCCGTAGAATTTGTAGACGGCTCACTATATTCATCAAGTACGAGAATCCCTTTACTTTCAGCATACTGTATAAATTTAGCTCGATTTTCGGGATTCTCCAACCAATCACTTGCAACATCTACTTTCCAGCCGCCACCATGGCTACGCTCACCTTCAGCGTGCAAATTTCCGCTGTCAGTACCACTGGTAACCAATAAAGGTTCACCAGTCATCTTTTGGTAATATTGCCCCAAATCAGCAAGGCCACTACGAGTTACATACTGTGTTCCCTCTAACGAAGCGCCCTCTTTCTTGACCCACGTAATACCATTCCCTGGTTGCTGTTCGTCAATAGAGGTATTACCCATATTATCAATAAAAGCCCTGGCACCTTCTTCATCATTACCAAACTGCTGGAAAATCTGCCGCGCAAAACTATCTATGGTTTCAACCTTTTCTTTTTGAAATATTGTATTGTTAAAGCCATTACGCTGCTCAGGAGTTAAATCATCGTAAAAATATCCTAACAGTTCGTCCGCTTTGGCGTAATTCTGATTAACTATCGCCGCAGTGATCAAGGTGCTTCCATATTTGCCCAGCGCCTGACTTGTTTTATTTTTTATAAATGCTTCTCCATATCCTTGATATCTGGCAGAAGTTAAAAGTCTGATTGATGCCTCATTGCCCACAACAATATCATTATTATCATAATTTTTCTGCCCGAATTCGATCTGATCATTTATGTTGTTTTCATAACTGACATCTTTAACTTTTTCTCCTTGTTGATGTTGATGCTGCCCAACAAGTGCCCAGCCTTGATTTGCTGACCTATTAGCCATCTCTTCAAATGCAGATCTATACTGGCTTGTAACAAACTTAGTCTGTCCTAAAATTTCACTTCTGATTTTTCGTTCTTCTTCCAAATACCTATCCTGCGCACCGACAGCACCTTCAAGGCGTGTATTCATAAGGCCTGTTTCATTGTTATAAAGGATGTTATATCTTGCTTTATTATATTTATCAACAGCTTCCAATAAACTACGCTTATCATCATCTTCTATCATTTTCATTGTTACTTCATTCACCGCACCCAATCCTCTACCAATAGCCTCGTATCCAGCGCCATTGCCACCGTAACTGTTTAAATCGCCTGGGCGCTGTACTTGTCCCTGTATTGTATTAGGATTGACCTGTGAAGGATATTGACTGAATTTCATAGGTTTAGACCTCCTTTTTAGGTATAGAAAAAGCGCTTTAACAAATTGTTAAGCGCTTAAAGGTATGTTATAATGTTGTCCGAGATAGTCAGTGTGTTGGCTTCCCTTACGGGGGGTGATAGCTATTGTCAACTTATGAAGCGTTGTCTTTGATGATTGCTTTTAGTACATTAATAGCTATTGTCATTTTAGGCTGTAAATAGCCATGAAATAAGCCGCTAACACCAGTGGCGCGCGGCTTCCTTTCACGTTTTACGATTATGAGGGAGAGCCAGCGTGCGACCACTGACTATCTCTTTTCGTTTATTATATAATACATTTCGTACCAATGCAAGTTTAGAAGTAAGGATATTTTGATTTACCAAGTGGCGCTATGCCTGAATATGGACTTGTGTAATTATTTTGATAAGGCGACTGATAAACAAAACCTCCGTTGGATGAACCACCTGTTTTCCCGCTGCCGCCGTAATTTTTATATGCGCCAAAAATACCAGCAGCAGTACCCAAGATAGTGCCTATATTCTGCTGCTTGGCCTGTTGTTTCACGTTATAAGCAGAAGCTCTTGCAGCGTTAGCCTGGTTCTTGTAATTCACTACGCCAAGATAGTTACTCCATTGGTCGTTGCGCTGATTACTCAAAAGCTGGTTACTGTCTTTTCTATAAGCCCTAAAGCTGGAATCACTAAGGTCAAGAGCTGTCCCCATATCGCCACTGATGCCTGCTGCGCCAAATGCGGCAGCCTGCTGACCTGCTACAAGGCGACGACGATCATTGAGCTTTTGCTGCTCATAAGCGTACTGCTCCGCTATCTGCTCCCCCTTCTTTGCCTGTATATCAGCGTTTTGTTCTGCAGCCTGTGCCTGCGCATCGTAATAAGCCTGCTGCGCTTTAGCCTGTTGGTTCGTCGCAGCTATTTGCGATACTCCCTGCAAAGCAGTCAATCCCATCATCATACCTACAGATAAACACATTTATATACCCCCCTCCTCAATCACGAACGGAAGAAACTCTTTTCCGTTCTTTTTTATTTTTATAGGAGCTAAGAACATTGCTCCCAGCCTATCAAGCCACCGTATAGAAGCAGAATTGCCGCTGTAAACATAATTATAAAGCCGTCCATATTCTTTTACCCATTTTGAAATTAAAAGCCTGGCAACGCAAATAAGCAGCTCTTTTTTGAAACTGCTTATCCTTTTTGTCGCCAACATCCAAATCTCTTTACCCTGAACGCCTGGAATTTCAGTTAATCCTACAATACAAAGAATGTTATCTTCCATATCTTTATAAATGTAACAATGATCTGCATTTTCAATACTACCGGCAACAAGCATTATTTCGTCTTCCTCATATGCTTCCAGCTCCTGCCTATCACTATCTCTCAAATCTTTCAGCAGCGCTACAGCAATTCCAATAGCGTTATCAACGTCAGCCAATTCGACCTTATACTTTTTAGCCACCAAAAGTCACCTTCCTCGTTACGCTGAGCAAATTAAACGGATAAGGTTCAGTACTTGTAATACAAAGTCTTCCATCACGATCAAACCCACCTGCCGGTGGAGTTGCCGTTTTATCTCCACTATACAATTTCATATTCTCAGTAACGCTAAATTCATCATAAGCAATAGCATCCTGATTTCCAAATTCAGTACCAACTTCACCGCCGAGAGTATTTTCAATGCGTAAAATCGCCTCTGACACCTGCTTAAACCTGCCCTGCATAGTTCCGTCCTGTAATTGAATTTCAACATTAGGAAGCTCAATATTCATAATATACGGTAGACCTGCAACCGCACGTTTAATTTGTATAGGTAATTCAACAGTACCGTCATCAAGCACTTTATAATTTCTCAATACACGCCCATCACCTAAAACAGTAATATTATTGCCAGCAAGGTGACCAAGCCCTGTTACAATATTAGTCGCCTCATCCATATCATACTTTTTAGCACAATCTAGCATTACATAATCATTCGGAGCATCACCGTCATAGTTATTGTCAAACCGCTCAATATAACGGACAGTTTCTCCATTTACCACACGTTTAACAACAACATATACACTATCCTCATCACCTTCAGGAATATTCACTACAGCTTCAAATTCACCGTCAGTAATAATTCTTGACCATGCATATACTTCCTGTTCTCTTATGTAAGACAGACACGCTATCGTACCATCACTGCGCACAAAGTAAATTATGCTGTCCGGCTCCTGCTTATAAGCAGAATCAGTAATCGAAAGTCCCTTTATAATTTGTCCCGCCAGTATCGTCAATTCCATACCGCCATAGCTGTCGGTTTCAAAACTGTAGCCCATATCCCGCACTGTCGAACCACGTCCCTGTACGAATACAATTCTATTGCCAATTGTAAGCGGCTCACAATTGCTGCAGCCCCTGGTAGTTTGCATCTTCGGTGTGATATTCGTCGGTGTCACGACCTCGCTCCCTGAAACGATCCATTCATTGCCCTGCGTTAAAACAAGCAAATCCACAGACGGAATTAAATGTAAAATATCAAATTGTTTCCTGCTGATAAACGAAGCGGCAATAGCACTATCATCTGTTACTGTACCACTGACCTTTTCTACGCCAAAATTAGGATAATCACCGCTTCTAGACATCCAAACCATATACGGTCTTTTATTATTTCCACCAAAGCAAAGTCTGTCTTGAAAAAAACATACCGTTTTTGGATAACCGAAATTGCTATTCCAAGCCCCAAAAGCATAAGTAGTAGTACTTTCTGTAGAACCAAACGGTTCGTTTACCATAGCTTTAATATTATATTCGTCGATATAACTAACTATTTTAGCTGTGCCGTCTTTAGTATACGGCAGTGCAGTAAGCGTAACAGTCAGATCACCGCTTGTTATAGAAGCTTCTATTCTCAAATAAGTTGTATCTGTTACTGTACCGCTTTCAGTAGCATTAAAATTATTTGTAGCAGAATATTTACGATATTCTTTCCACGTTGTACCATCCTCACTTTTTTGCACTTGAAAACTTCCAGTCCACGTTCCACCGGAAATAACCTTCCAGCTTTCTCCAACGACAACCGCTCCAGTCGTTCCTGTAGCATTGTCTTTCAAATTTAATTCTACCGAGGACGATTCTACCTCATGTGTCAGCCTAATATTACCATCAATCAATCCCTCGTTAAAAATAGGCCTATTGCTTGTAATGGTCACAGTGCCTGTTGTACTGGACGGTGTAACCTTCGGATTATCCTGAAACGCTATAGTAACCCAGCCATTTGCCCCATCTGTCCCTGAAAGATTGTTATCATCATAAGCAACGCCTTTCTTACCGCCAATGCCACCATTGCCATAATTGATTCCATCACTTCCGTTTTTTGCTCCATGCTCTTCTGAATAAGCCGCAGTAGCTCCTCCACCGCCTTGCGCTACCCAGCCAAAAGCACTACTGCTTCCACCGTTGCCGCCAGCATTACCATAACCGGCTCCATAATGTACGGCTCCGCCTTTTCCTCCGGCTCCTACGGTTACAGGAAAACTATCACCTTCGGTCAAATCCATATCAAAACTGTAAAATCCACCACGGCCGCCAGTCCCGCCAGAGCTTTGTTTATCACTTGCTTTCCTTGCCACACCGCTGCCACCGCCACCAGCACCTGCAACTTCTATTGTGTAGCGGCCATCTTTTGGCACTGTATACGTATAATCACCAGGAGACGTATAAACAGCGCTCTCAACTAAATCCATCATAACCTCATCTTCAAAATAAGCATGAGTAATTTCAAAATCGCCAAACTTCCAGTCCGTTTCGCTGTATCTTGCTAATTGTTTCACCGGATAACTACCGCTCGTAATGTATATAACATCCGCAGACTGAGCAAATCTTAATTTTTCCAAATCAGATTCTGTAAAAGGAGTTACTATCTCTATACCAAGATATTCCCCGTTTCTATGTATTCTGATGTACTGATCCCCTATTTCAAGCAAATAATTAATATCGTCAGTAAAATTAAACCCCGCCAGAATACATCTCTTATCAGCATATTTTGTAGCAATACAGTAAACAGTTCCGCTGCGACGATACACGGGCCCATAAGGGCGAATATAACAATTCTCAGCAGTCAAAAGCGCATACTGATATTTATCCAGATCAACGCGGTTAGCTACCGCATTAGATATCTCTCCTGCAGTAAATGCCGGCTGCAGTACATAAAAAGGATTTGGTCCACTTCCTCTAGCCATAAGTTCACATCCTCGCAGTAAAGTATTTATCAGGGTAGTCCAACTTATCCTGACGTTCAGCGGCCGTAGTATATTTTGCCCTGCTAAGAGCTGCCTGTGCCAGTTGATATTGTGTCTGCTGGATAGTCCCATTGCCATTTAACTGTAAGCAAATATTAAAAGCTAACATCCTCGCCAACGCCTCAACAAAATCAGAACTGAAAAGCTCTGCATCCTCTGCGTCATATGTGTACTCCAAATATGCTTGGTACACATCACATCCTATAGCCTGCGTATTATCACTAATCAAAAACAAATCATACTTATCTTTATCCAAGCTGTTTACAGTCTCTTTCTCATTAAAAATACGTCTTGCACACACACATTTTTCTGGATATGCATATACATACTTCCAATCAGGATTTGAAGCATCCAGTTCTGCAAGCCTAATAATCCTCTTGGCAAAGCCCCAGCTATATTCACGCAATAGACCTTTTCGGCTATGGTCATAAAACAGCTTGCACTGCCTTGCAAGTTCGTTATTCTCATCAATAGAAGAAATGCGGCCTTTAGCTAAATAAGCCAAGGCCATATTGCAAATATCTGTATTATTCATCACGGAAACACCTCCATGTTATTTTCCTCTTTATTAAAATAGGGACGCCTTAAAGACGTCCCTAAGTGCTTGTACATAGCCGTCACATGACTACATAGGTGTTATTTAATATTTTCTCTAATAAGCCTAATCAAATCTTGTCTACTGGCATTTGCCGGATATTTAACATCGGCATTATAGAGCTTAGCTCTTAATTCATTGGCCGACATATCTTCAAGCTTTCTACCCGGCATTACAGTATTACCATTACTATCTAAAATCATTTAAAATCCACATCTACAGCGAGCGCCGCAACAATTTTATCGGCAGTTGCATTAGTTGGAGTGCTGGAATCACTAGCTTTGATGCGCAGGTATTCTTTTACTCCCAAAGGCACCTTAGCTCGTACAGGAGCATTGTCGTCCAGAGTAAAGCTTCCCAGCGCTACAGCCTCGCTGAACGCTTCATCATCAGCAGTTTCCAAGGTTAAAACAACACTGCCGCTTTCAAGCTTCGGTCCTACATAAAGCCACATTGGATTTATGCTGTCTCCGCCGCCCATAGCGATAATATCGCCAAGAACACCGTCAACTAATTCTGCAGCAGGTTTCTCAAAGAAAATATTTTCCTTATCTAATCTCATTATTTTTCACTCCTCACGCTTCAATTTTAGCTTCGTCTTCACGAATGCAGTCAAGTTTACGTACACGCATACCATCTACATTTAATACTTTAATGCCATTGGCCAGCGTTTCCATTTCAACATGAACGTTATTTTTATCGATCAAGCACAGTTTGAACAGAGTATACATGCTGCGAGAACAGTACATCATAACACTGTCAGGATTTCTCAACCGGTCATGAACGCGAATAACATTCTCAATAATCTTCTGCTTTTGAGCAGAAGTTGCAGATGCAAACTGTGCTGCATCAATATTGCGAATAGCTCCTACAGCTCTATAATCACGAATAGTCAGGCCTACATTCCAAGTCCATTTCGTAATCATAGCTTCAAATTCAGTTCCGTCATCCGCTATTGTAGTTTGTTGTCCAAGATCTTCTTTCTTCAAACCAGCACTACCATTTTTAGGGAACACGCCTGAGCATGTACGTTCTCCCCAATTTACAAAATAAATAGATGTATTTTTGGTACCGCCGCCAGCATTAAGAGTAGTATAGCCTTCAGCCGTCGGATCATCACCATTGCCAAAATAACGATGTCTGATATCGAACCCGTTAAATTCATCCGGAACCTCGCTAAGTCCGCCATAAATAACATCTTTAGCAATACGATCACCAAAGCCGGCTACAAATGCTAGATCCTCGCTATAACGGAAAGCTGCAGGATCATTCTGCAAACGCAAAAGCTCTACATCCATCTTATTACGATTTTCGTATAAAGTAGTCGTATCATTAATCTGTTTTACTCCGCTCTTTTTATAAGGAACACCAGTATTGATACGACGGATAGAAGGTTCAGGAACTTTTGTACGTTGAGTAGTCACGATCCCAGTAGGAAGATTGCCCTCCATAAAAGTCATTTCTTCTAAAATTGGATTAGATTGAGACAATACCTCAATAATATCATCTACATTTCCGGAAGGGTCAAGTCTTCCCCTCCAATCAGCTAAGGTATATGCCAATTGATTTAAAACTGCCATTATTCATTCATCCTCTCTTATTTTAATTTACTAAAATCTGTTTTGTCATAGAATTTTTCAAGGCTGCTTCCCTGTGCGGCAGGAGCGCCAGCGCCTTTACCCGGGTCACTCTCCAAAAACTTTCCGAGCATAGAAAAAGCGCGGATAACTTCAATTCTGTTACCTGCGCCTGTTTCGTTTAACGCCTGCCTGATACCAGGAACCGCTTTCTCTACATGTTCCACCGCAAGACCGCAAAGACTAATGATACTGTCAAACTCTGTCCCAAGTTCTTTCTTTGCAGTCTCACCCCAATTTTGAACTTCTGTATTTCGCTGCTCTATAACAGCATTCATAGCAGCTTCTGCGATGCCTTTACCCCATTCGCCGCCATACTTAACAATAGCGTTAGCCTGCTCATTGTTAAGCCCCATATCCTTAATGACCTCTACGAACTTATCGCTCTCTTCCTGGCTGAACTCAAAGTCATCCATAGCGGAAATAGTTTCTTTAAAGTCATAAGCAATTGGTTCAGCTTCTTCCTGTGGTTGAGTTTCTGCTTTACCACCAAGAAGGGTATCAGCAGACTGTGTCTCCTGTTGAACCTCTTTCTGCTGTTCAACTACTTCAGTGCCCTGCGTGTTATCGTTGGCACTCGTGTTAGTTACATCTTCCATTAGTCATCGTCTCCTTCCAATTGTTCGGCAGCAATTTCCTGCGCTTTGATTTGAGTTTTTATATATTCAAGCTCAGCCTTTTGTTTGAGCTCTACTCCAGAAATACCAAGACTCTTAATATCATCGAGAATTAATAAACCGACTTTTCTCATACCCTCGTTATAAAAGGTCTGTGAATTGCCGGTAAAACTATCTATATTGATTTTTGTTTTATCAAGCAATCGCATTAAAAACCAGCGTCCGCTTTCGCTATTTAAGATAGTTGATAGTGCATCCTGATCGCGTTTGCGAAGCTCTCTTTGAAAGAACGCCTGCAATTTAGCTTGCCGGCTATCCGCATCTGTAATACTCTTATACCTCACCTGCGCCGCCTCCCATGCCTAACCAAGCTGCCATAGCTGGGTTACCATCATTTGCAGCCTCAGTCATGTTCTTTGCCGCCTGTGCTGCCGGTGCTGCTGCCTGCATAAGAGCCATTGCTTCCTGCGTCTGTTGCTGCTCTTGTAATGCCTGCTGTTCTTGCTCAATAAGCTTCTTAACATCATCGTCGCTACGTTGCATAGCAGCGGGAGCACCAAGCATTTCAAAGTATTTGGACAGTGTTCCTATAGGATCAACCTTCTTGAGCACTTCCGGCCAAGCCTGCGCCATCTGCAGCGTAGTAGCAAGAGCCTGTTCGATATTAACAAGTCCACTCATTTTCTGCGCTTGCGCCAACGGGGAAATATACTCAATTTTAATATCCTCATCGCTTATACGTTCCTGGATCTCAGGTGGTATCGGCGGGAATGCTCCAGACCTTTCGAGGATGTTGTATATCCTAACAATAATCGGCGTTAGGAACTCATCCTGTAACCGTTCGACTACAGGCCCTAGCTGCTGCAACTTTTCCTGTGTGCGTTCCATGACCTCGCGTGCCGTCATTTGCCCGTTATCAACACTATCAAGCATCAAAAATAAATCTGCACTATAGTGCCTTTTGATTGCGTCCTCCGTGCGAATGATCTCCTGAGAAGCATGGTCAATATCTAAATTGACCTGGAACAGCGGTTGAACGAACTGCTGCGACTGGTCATCCACAGCTGTCATCCCGCCAGGAATAAGATTAATACCACCGTTGTTCAGCAGCGAAGCCGGTCCTTTCATTGGAGGTTTAACCCCAATCTCAATAGCTGTAAGCAAATCTTTTTTCATAGTCTGAAGTGCTTTACTATCGCCTTCAGCGAACCAACCTGGCCCTTTAGCGTACGGTTCAAGCCCGTTTACAAGATACCTTGCAACTGGTATGGCCCATTCTTCAAACCCCCCAACGTATAAGAATTCATTATCCTGCGATTTATCAAGCCAATACACAGACCTATAAGGCATATTCAACCTATCCATATATCCTGGCAGGCGTTTGTCATTTGGTTCAACAAGCCAATTGACAGTATGCTTTTTATCAAGTCCAGTACCATTAGTCGCTTGCTGCTGCAAATGTTGAGGCAGGCTTTCCTGTCCAAAACAATCAACTATCTGTGCTAATGACATTTCATATTTTCGAGCGAATGTCTGCACCTTGCCAAAGCCGTCTACACCAAGAGCATAAGTCCCAATAGTCATAGGTACACATCTAATACCCGTACTCGGGTCATAAAAAATTGCCATTGGGCATTGTCCAAATGGCAACTCAAGATACACCGAATGTATGCTATTGTAAAAATTACTCTTTGAAAGCACCGCAGATACTATTTCTTGCCTGATATCCAACACTCTCGTGGCTTCAATATCACCACTCATCGCACTATTGCTAAACCCTAATTTGAACCACTGACGACTAGGAGGGGTTAAACCGCTCATTACTCCTGCAGCAAATACTTGTGCGGCCAACCATGCAACGCCCTGAGCAATTTCCAGATCACGTCTGCGGGCAGGATTAGTTTTATCTGCCGTATTATCGAATTCGCCTATAAACGGCAACTGATAATCTCTAATCGCTTTCCAACGAATTTCATAATCAAGTCTTTTTTCATAAAGATCTCTCATCTTTCTAATCAGTTTTCTTTTCTCTGGCCAGTGGCTTTTTAAAGACGGCCCATCTGCTGGGTGTGTTTCTGCCGGCGCTCGTGCTGCTATAGTTTCAATTTCTTTTTGCTTTAATTTAGCTTTAGCCATTTCAATACCCCTAACCTAAAGTCTTTCTGCCAGTAGCGTTGCCTGCAATAGTATTGCGATCAGACGACACTTGCGTAGAAGCAAAACCACGCCTTTTATTTTTCTTTGCCGGATCTGTTTCTGTTCCAGTCTCCGTACTGGTCACTGTCGTAGGAGCCGGAGGCGTTTCAACAACCTCAGGCATTCTAATACTCCCACCACCAAATACTTTCTTGAAAATTCCCATTGCTATCACTCCTTAAAATATCGAATATTCTGTATTACACATCATCTTCCGGCCATACCCAGGATCACCCGGTTTTAACCTTGGATAAACAGGCCTTGCAAAAGTCAGAGCAAGACCATCTGCAAGATCGGGGCTTTTACCAATCTTTTCCTTAATTTCTTCTTTAGGCTGTAAGATGATTTTGCCACGTTTACTAAACTTGTACTCTACGATACTAAGTTCGCTTTTTAATTCCGGCATATCAGGTATAGCGCCGCCAGACTTGAGCCATTCAAGCATCTTAAAATACATCTCAGCACGTATATTTTCAAAACGCTGTTCATGCAGTGCATTGCCCTGAAAGTAGACTTCACTGATATTGTTGTACCCCAACTGCCTAATGCGATCTATAACTCCAGCACCCATGACTCCGGCGTCAATAAAAGTCATATCGGCCTTATATCTTATTATCGCATCAATAACTCTTGCCGCCATATCCATAGTGTCCAGACCTTTGTAAACTAAAGGTTCATCTACCCATAGTCCCTGTCTCTTAAAAATAGTAGATCTGTCATCACCATATCTGGCTATATCAACGCCAAGAATAACTGGAGCTCCCTGCACGTCTTTTTCTTGAAGCAATCTGTGTGCTGCCTCTGTAACTAAATCAATAGGGATGACGACATTACTAGCCGATGCAGTAAAATCACAATAAAGTTCCTGACGTATTTCTATATCCGTCATATCTTCCATCATCGACTTAAGCTCTGCTTCATCCAACACACCGCTTTCATCAGCTCTATAAAGGCAGGTAAACCAGTCTTCGCTGCGTTGCGCTCTTTGGTATATCTCATAGAACTGATTCTGCCCTTTAGGTGTTCCGATAAAATAAGCGAAGCCCTTGCGGTCAGCTAACGCCGGCCGTATTACTTCGCCCCATAGTTCAGGCTTTATTTGAGCATATTCGTCAAGCACAACACCGTCCCAGTAAGTACCGCGCAACGCATCAGGCTTATCCGCACCTATAATATATATCCTTGCCCCAACAGCATTTTTATGCTTTGATGGCAGTTCTATAAACAGATCGCTTTCATTTACCTTTCTGCCAGGAATCGCGCTTGTGTAATACTTCAAATAGTTCCATGCAATCATCTTAGCCTGATTCCTAAACGGCGCTACATATGCGAACTGAGGGCTTATAAGCGTATTTTTGATAGCACTCTTAGTCAGCTCATTTATCATTCCTACAGTCTTACCATAACGTCTGTGAGCTACTATAACGGCGAAGCGATATTTATCAAGTGCAGGATGAATTATGTCTTTCCAAAGAGGCCTTGGCTTGTATGGTATAGTTATTACTTTCAACCATCATCACCAGCCCAACGAAAAGTAATTGGTTCACCATCTTTACCGCTAACCTCGCGCTTCTCTACAAATGCTGCTATCGATTTACCATATAGCTCAGATGCTTTAAGCCTATCATTCATACGCTCTTCTTCGTCTTCCATAACATCTAACCAGAAGTCTTTTAGTCTGCGAAGTTCATCTGCAACCTCTTCTTCTTGGATTCCACGAAGTTCGTTCATCCTGTCGCAAATGTTATCATTTGTCAACAGTCTTGCTGCCTGTTGCCTGGCGCTTCTCTCTGAATATCCTGCTTCTATGGCTGCCTGCTCCTGTGTTTTACCACCTGCAGCCATAAGCTGACAAAATTTCTCCTGTCTTGGATCTTTTAATGCAGCCATCTGTTATCACCACCTTTGCAAATAAAAAAGCACCTAACCGAAGTTAAGTGCTGTGTATTAAGTTATTAGAGAGTCATTGTTCCTAACTTGTCTCTTAAAATGTCATTAATTAGATTGCTCTTTGATACGATTTTTTCTAATTCAGAAGCAAGATCGTCTAACCTTCCCTCTAGGCTGTTTGAAGCAAGATGTTCTTCCTTACAGACAACACTACCACTATTAGGATCACTAAATATAAACATCTGCGTATTCTCAATACTTAAATTTAATGTCCTAGTAAGACGTTCAATGGTTTCTATTTGTTTTTCTAACGAGCCTTTTTCTTTATCACAAGTTGGAGTTGCCATACAGATATCGTTCATCATCACACCTCTTATTCTATATGCTAAATTCTGATATATATTACCGTGTTTTATCGGCTTTTTAAGGCTAAATTATTTATGTAGATTAAATATGCCGCTGTATCACCCCAACGGCAGGGTCGAGCAGTTGCCGGATTACCCAAACAACACACGCACCTTTAAGCGTGGATAGGTGTTCCCCATCTATGCCGTACCCGTGGTCTGAGCTACACGGGCTTTGTTGTAAGCCCACTTACTTACAATACTATTTTAACTCATCAAAACAGGTAATATGTCGGAAACTTTTTTATTTTATCAAACCTTTTTTCAATGCCAAACCAACAGCATCTCGGAGAAACTCCTTACGAAATTCATAACAGGTATCTCTATTTACGCCGGTTAATTCTGCAATTATTTTCATCGGCTTCCTTTTTTCATATTTTTGATACATAACTTTACCAGTAAGCTGATTCTCATGTATCTTATAGGTTTCTGCGACAACTTCAAGCCATAGCTCCGGGTTCATTATTATCGACTGATATGGTCCATATCCAAACGATATCATACGTACTGGCTCAATGTTTTTTAATGCTGCTGTTTCTGTTGGATTACTAATAAAAGCATGACCCCCACCGCCCGTATGCCCTTTCCTTGCAGTACGTTGCTCTTTTTCTTCATCAACAACTTTTTGTATTTGCTTACGATCCCAAAAGTACCGCTCTACATGCTTAATATACTGTTCTATTAGCATATCAGTCTCCTTCTAGCTTTTCTTTTTTAATCGCCTAAATAATGCTCCAAAAGGATTTATGCTGTCTTCTACGAGTTGGTTCAAAATAGCCTCCTTAAACTCTTCGTGTTTATGTTCTTGTTCGCCCTCAACAACCCAATATTCTTGCACCCATTCTCTCGTACCGTCTGCACTTTCAAGCAAATATAAGATACCTTTAGAATCTAGTTTGACACCAAGTACTTTACATTCTCCCTTAGGCACATGCACATTATCCCCTATATTAAACTTGCTCTCTATTGTTAATAACATTTGTATCGCTCTTCTTATCTGATAGATTTATTGTAAAAATACTAAACCTTCTTAAAACTAATATAAACAAAAACGTTAATATCCAATGTTCATATACAAATTCAAATATCCATTTTATTAGATCAGGATAATTCATGTCTTCACTCCTTAATCATCACATATAGCTTGACCGCAGTATTTGCAGTAGTGAGCATCATCATCTACCTCACGTCCGCATACAGGACATGCCCAGCCTTTAGGTATTTGTTGTGGGAAAGGACAGTTTGGTATAAAATGCTCTTCGACTACCAAATTTACTTCTTGTGGTAGTTGCTTTTGAGCAGCTGTCAATAAAGTTATATAAGCCTCTCTTTTCTTATTCACAGGCATTTTCCAAACGATTGGTTTTAATAAAGCTATTGCTCTTTCTATCTTTAGTATGTTCATTCGGTTTCACCGTCCATAATAGCCCCGCAATTCCAGCAATATTTCTGCTCTTCCTCGGGTATAAAGTCAAAGTGGCTATCGGTTGCAGCAGATTCACCACATACGGTACAGCAGCCATTTTTCCAACATCCTTGCTCACGTTCCTCTACTGCAGGAAAGGTTATTACAACACCAACGACTTTCATTAAACCTGTTTTCTGTCCTAGAAAATATTCATCATTGCCTGGATATATTTCATTTCCCATTCTCTCTAAATATTCCACTAAAGCATCTTTATCTATCAATTCCATATTATTCACCGCTCCTTTAGTAGCTCAAATCATCATAGATATTGCCGATAACTTTTGCATAAGGTTTCCCACCATGGTTTAAATAATAAATGTCACCATAATATTTAACTGGTTTTTCAATTTCCGCTAAGTAGAAAGCTCCCTGTGCATAAGCTACCTGCATACATGGGGGTATCCAATCGTCCATACAGACGATATCGCCTTCAAATATCTTGTTGCCGTTCTTATCACCAAACCCAGTACACTGACCAACAGTTTCAGGGTCAACTTCATGCATAACCGCTTCTGAAAAATCACCAAACTGATAATTTGAATAACTAATAATAAACGCTTTTTCTTTTAAAGGGTCGTCCTGTTGTTGTACAAGTGCCCCATATACCCAACTTTTAGTGATACTGTCTTTACCTCTAAATAATATTTCACGCATTGTCCAGCACCTCACTTTCAAGCCATTTCTTAACTGCTCCTTGGCAACTACAGTTACTAGTGCAATACATATAAGCAGGACAATCATCACATTCTTTGAAAATTTCACGGCTAAAAAAATAGGCTAATTCTTCTATACTCCTAGACTTAATGCGTTCGGCATTTGTCAGTTTTCTCCCGCCTATCATTTCGCTATCAAGCCATTCGTTGACTCTATCATCATCTGCTTTAAATAAGATCATTAGTCTTACAAAATCTTTTTCGGTGTAGCCAACTTGTAGGCAATATTCGTTTATAAAATCTTTGACTGATATGTTCATTATGTAGTCACGATTAGTCATTTTACTCCAGCCCCTTTCAGACTTCCCTAAAATCAATATCTGGAAATTTATAAAGCAGCATCTTTTTCTTTAGCAAATATACTGGTGTTTTCATACCCTTTGTATCGACGTAATAAACGTGACCGTCAGCTTCTGTTACCTTGAAATCTGCCTTGTAAATAATAGGCCTTATCTTTCTACCTGCAACCTCATAAGCAGGCTGTAAAACAAATTCAGGCTGTAATTCAATGCTTTTTACTGCACCGGTACGCTGCTGCCAAAGTAGGTCCTCATAGTATTTTGCTTCTTTCCTGCTATCAAAGCGAATCCCGTCAACCTCAGTTATTGCATTGCCATATTTCAGCACAGGTACAGCCCCGGGTAAATTCGCCGGCGCCGATACGCTGTCATAACGAATTTTACTTGCAAGGTGTGCCGGCAGTTCATTCCACGTCGTCATTTACTCATACCATTTCAATCGCTGCCCACAATGGCAACAGCATCTATCTTTTTCGTCATCTTCCATATCGTTATAACCAACAATGCCACGGCAATTAGGACATAGTATGTAGTCACATTCATTATTTCCAGCGGGAAAAGGATATGCCGGCGTATCCTTTTTCCTATATCTAGCCACTTTCCCGCCGAGCTGGCTATTCTTCCGGCGCAAATGTTTGATTTCCGTCAAAGCCTGCAGAAGTACCGGCTTTAATACCGGTATATATTTATCCTCCGGCTCATCTTTAATCATTGCCATCATGGTTTTTATATCCAAAGGTTTCACATTTAACCACTCCAAACTTATATTAAAAGGCCGCCCCCTACGGGCTAATCACCTCCGCAGGGGTATACTTCCCCTTATCGCCAGATCTGCCACTCTACAGTAACCTCTGCCAACGCACAGCCGAGCTGCCATAAAAATCCAGCGGCAAAGATAAATAATAATGTGTATACTGCTTCACGCTTCATTTTCTACCTCCACAATTGCCGCGAACACAAGATATACCTGCTGCGGCACACAACCATTACCTAACGCCTTTAGTCGTTTCGCCCTGTTTTTTTGCCCAACTATTACTCTTGGCGGTTCATATGCGTATTGCTCTACATTTATTGCAGCAGGCCAGCCCTGCCAACTTTCAATATCCTCTTTTGCTACATTGATGTCAGTCCAGCCTATAGGCAATCCCATTAAAAGCTCTACCCAATCAGCGTTTAGATTACCTGGTTTTTCTTCTTTTTTTATAACAACACCATCCAGATAATTTCTATCTGCATTACGTTCAATACTCGCACAGCCATATGATCCGCTGTTTCCTTCTCTTGCTCTTGGTGTCGGCCAATTTACCGCCTGACTTAAATTAACGCTGTGCATCTTCTTAACTGCTGTATCTAATCCATCACCTGATGTAGCACTCGCACCTTTACGATTGTAATTACCACATACACTCGCGGTAGGCCACAATGAACACTCGCTCTCGTTTATGTGGCGCTCCAACATCGGTAGCTCCATAGCATGACCATCCAACACGATACCCCATTTCGGCCAGGTCTCGCAAAACAGTTCCGAATCCTCCCCCCCGAATCCCGGCAGCAGAGACTGAGAGTAGCCCGCGCACGTTTTCTGCCACGATCCATCTTGGCTTAAGCTCGCGAATAAGCCGGGCATACTCTCCCCAAAGACCGGAGCGGGTAACGTTCCCTTCACTATCAACGAAACCATTTCTTTTACCTGCTGTACTAACATCTTGGCAGGGGAATCCTCCGCTGATAATATCGATCTTGGATATTCCATCGGCTTTAAGTTTTTCTGCCGTGAGTTCTCTGATATCTCTGTAAATTGGGACACCCGGAAACCTCCTTTGCAATATTTTTTGCGGGTATTCCTCGATTTCACAAAAAGCCACTGTTTCTATTCCCGCCCAGCTGGCAGCAAGGTCAATCATACCTACCCCGCTAAATAGCGATAACATTTTCATTGTCCTCACTCCTGCTCGCTACTTATACTAATATCTTCCAAAAGTCTCAAATTCTTAAAGTTATTAAATATCTCCCGTGCCTTCACGGCCCGTGTATCATCTGACCACATCAAGCAGCTCGGGCAAATATGCACCTCAAAATATCGACCTCTGTTTACGTGACTACCCGCCGTTGTATCCTTATGGCATATATCGCAATTCATGATCTCCCCTCAAAACGGTTCTGACTTATTAGTGTTCAACTTGTCAATATCTTCTGGTGTAAAGTAGTACCCTCTTGCAAGATTTTTATTTATGACTTCTCGCTTAGCTTTGGCATAAGCCAAAAACGCCAAAGCATGATTCTTCCGCAGCTGGTAAACAAACGTGTTACAGCAAGCCTTAACGTCGATAATCTCCATCATCAACGCCAGCAGCTTATCTTCTGCCAACACTTTTTTAAACTCTGTGTAAGCAGCTTCTACCTCAGCCAGTTCTTCTTTGATTTTTGCAATCTGCTCTTCCGGTGTTGCGTCCCTGAATTTATAACATGGTGTTGTTGCTTTAATTTTCATTATTTCATCTCCTTCATTGCCGCAAAGAATGTGATTGCCGCCATATACTCATCGTAATATTGCTCGTTAGGATTATTACCTTCACGTCCGTATACACTCTCTACACGAGTTTTAAATTCGTCTAGCGTACCACCTTTGAAGCCATTCCAACATCCGCATAGAACATTGTCGTCATCTACGCAATAAGTAGTTATTCCTCGGCGACTACCAACTCTAACAACTTGATAATATGTTTTGTCGAGGTCTGCACTGCGGAGGTCTGCACTGCGGAGGTCTGCACTGCGGAGGTCTGCACCGCGGAGGTCTGCACCACTGAGGTCTGCACTGCGGAGGTTTGCACTGCGGAGGTCTGCACCGCTGAGATCTGCACTGCTGAGGTCTGCACAGTAGAGGTCTGCACTGCTGAGGTCTGCACTGCGGAGGTCTGCACCGCTGAGGTCTGCACTGCTGAGGTCTGCACTGCGGAGGTTTGCACGTTCCCCTCCTTCTTCGTTTCGCAACCATCTGCCGTGACTTTCTATAATCTCCTGTAATTTTTCTGCACTTATTTTCATAGTTACCGCTCCTTTAAACTTTAGCTAAATCACCTTGACGACATGCTGACCGTTTTGGTACTACATCAGGCACTAACGGATGATATTTATAACACCGTTCACGATCAGCTACCACATAAGTAAATCCGCTTTCTTCGTCTACTCTCAAAAACGGTTGATGTCCGCTGTATGGGCAATCAACAGTGTTAATACATTCAGCACATTTTCGTTCGACGTCTGCGATAAAGCTGATATCGTTGTAATTACGCTTTATAAAGCTATCGTCGGCATCAGGAAAAATCCTCTTTGCTGCAGCTCTAACTTTATCGCTCACTGGCTGCCGTAGTTCGCCAAATGTTTTACCGGCAGCAAGATCAGCAAATAGCTTCTTCACAAACTCATTTGCCGCTTTAGAATTACGCTCAATAGCCTTCTTCTCTGCACCAATTTTATTTTGTCGTAGGATTGATAAAGTATTATTAATATCTGCCCATGTTGGCCAATATTTATTATTATCAGCGATATAATCAACAGTATCGCCCCACATCTCAATGTCTGTGTATTTATAACGCTCCAGGGTTTGCCTTTCGATAGTTTTTTTTGCATCTTCGCTTCCCCAGTTTGGCTTTAATCCCGCCGCCTGCCACACTTCATACGCTGCCGTTATCTCTCTAAGTTCCAACATACGGCATATCCCTCACTTCCTCCCAGTCCAGCCCCATAAAACAAGCCAGTCTGTATTTTCTTTTCTCTGGAGGTATCGCTGCCCAGCGCTCCTTATTTTTTGCAATCCATTCGTCTTTCTCTTGTGCTTCCCTGTCAGCAGCTTGCACTGCTTCAGACAATTTGATTTCATCCGTCCAACGTTCATCCTGCAAAAAAGTATCAGGATCAGGTATGTACCTTCCGTTCTCCTCCTGCCACTGATTAGTTTTTTTGTATCGCTCAACAGCAGCATTAATCAATGCATACTGTTCTTCAGAGTGTACACGCATATTCATCCATGCTATTCTTGCAACAGGCTTTTTCCTTTTCGACGGATATAATTCCCAAAATAATTCAAAACCTTTTTCTTTTTCGTTAACCTCTAATCTATTTTTGGTTTGCTCGCATGCGCGCGCGTTATTATTATTATCATTGTTTATCATTGTTATATTATTATCATTATTGTTAGATGTTAGCTGACTGTTAGGTTGTCTGTTAGGTGTCTGTTGACCGTCTGTTAGCTGACTGTTAGGTTGTCTGTTATCGACTTCCCTTTTTCCTTGATAAACCTGCCAGTTTACTATAGTTATCAGCCTTCCAGTCTTTGTTGATTGGTCTGTTAAAAAATTCATATTTTCAAACTTTTTTAACGCAGTCCTTACATTTTGGACTGTTAGTCCATTTCCGCAAGCTTTTACGATATTAGGCAAGCTGGTTATAAATTGTCCCGGTTGGCAAATAAATTCTTCTCCCTGCCAATACCACTTTTTTTCACTGTGATTTGCCATTAAAAGCAGAGTGATTAAAATTACCTTTTGCTCAACTGTCGTAACCTGCCAAATCGGACTATCTAACAATTTTCGATGTAAAGCAATAAACCCAGTATTCATAGCACTTTACTCCTGATGGTCATATTTTGTAGACAAATACGCTTTTACCTTTTGCCCAATTACAACGCCCTCGGCGGCATTGTGGCGCAGGTAATGACAGTCATTACAAAGCATTGCCATATCTTCAAGCCTATCCTGTCCACCTTGTGACTTTAGCGGCTCGTGGTGTGGCTTAACTCCAGGCTCAACAAAGCTATTGCAGTTTACACACAAACAATCATCACGCCGATATACTTCCTCGCAGAGTTTTTTTAGCGCTTTACCCTTAAGTCTTATCCTCTTTATTTTTGGAATCATCTTTAACGCCCCACTCCTTGATCAGCTCATCTAATTCTTCCTGCGGCCTTGTTTCTACACCAATATCTTTTGCCATAGATACCAAACAATCTATAAAACGGCTCATCTCTTTCGTGTCATAAGCACTGCTACCGTAATATACCCTTACATTGCTATAGCCTTTAATGTTCTGACATTCACCAAGCAATTCAGCTATCCAGCCAACACCATTGCTTTGCCAAATTTCAATAGTTCTGTTTACAGCGTCAGTTGGCACTGGCCATATTCTGCCGTAACCACATTCCCGGATTGCCTTCCTGTAAACATCTTCCTTGCTGTGAAAGCTCTCTTCTGACAGCTTTTCTGCTATCCTTTGGCATAATACCCAAGCGTATTTATTAGCGTCGTTAGAACGCCCTTTGCGCCATTGCTTGACCTCTACAACATACTGCTTTTCAGGATCGATTTTATTGATTTCTTCTTCCTCTGATAAAGGGACAGGTACTACTAAATTTATGTATCCCATCCCTTTTAACGTCTGTAAACCTTTAACTGTTAGCTTCATTTTGCGCCCACTTACTTTGCGTTAATCTTCATCTTCGGCATTTTCGCCATATTCTTTTTTTAATTCCTCGAAATATTGATTTTTAAATTTTTCCAGCTGGCGCTTTGCCTCGTACGTTGCCGAGTTCGCCCTGTCGATATCATATTTTTTTGTAGCCACTTCCTGCACCAATTTTCGATATTCGCTTAATGTAATTGTTACAGTGACTTCATTTTCAGCGATATAATTATCAGTACTGTCATGATAACTTTCAACTTTTTTCCCATATACTTGTTCCATTTTTAATTCCTCTTTTCAAAATTTATTTAACTGATGAATCCCTAAACCTTCCAACTTCATTTTGCTACTGCCTTTTGACAGTTCATACAAAGAGGCCTGCCAAATTTCTGCACGCTGTAATCGTGAACTCTTTGACTGATTTCAACTGTACATTCTTGACACATCAAAAATTGTGGTCCAGTATTTTCGTCAGGAAACGCAGGCTTAGTTTGGTTTATAGGTGTAGGCAGTTCTGCTTTATTTGATGTTTTAGTGGTTGATGGTTCAACAGATTGCCGTTCTTCTCGAACGCTATATTTACCATCGCAAAACCCCCTGTACACATCTGCTGCAACGCCAATATTTTTCATAGCGTTACCAAGTGCGTCAGTAAGACACATCTTAAAGGCTTCATCATTTGCTGTAAGTCCAGTTTTATATTTTTGAACAATGAAGTCGCCTCCACAACCAATGATAGGCTCGCTCCAACTATCACCGTTTTTGATAAACAAAGCTACCGTCATATACAGTAATATTTGCTTATCCTCTAATGGATATATAGTCTTATCTAAAATTTCAAATTTCCATCCAATACCACACAATCCAAACTGAGCAGTAATAGCTTCAATCTTCCATTGTGGGTTTATATCACTTTTTCCCCTTAGATTACCTGCTTGGATTGTTTTCAAAGCATCTGTAGGCGGGGTTGCTAAGTTTGTATATATATCAATCATGTCCTCCACCTCACTTTATCTGCACATTCTGATGCTCTACTACCTGTGCCCCATCAATCTTACTGCCAGCTTTGATCGCAGCCTTGATAGCCGCTTTGTCAGGTGATGTTGATGTAACAACTCTCAAAAATTCTGTCGGCAGCTTCTCCTTATCGGTAATTTCCACTGTCTCACTTTTTTTGTAGCTGACTGCGCCTTTGGGAGTCTCAAATTTTTCACCCTTTAAAGCGTAGGCTACATAACCTTTTAACCACTCCGCCTTATTTTTTAAGGTAGCTTTTCTTTCCGTCAGCCTTTTAATTTCTTCTTCAATGGCTGCTGTTTCTGCCATTTTGTTTTTGTAAACCACAAGGCAGCCTTCAATCTTTTCTACTCTATCAATCTTCAACTGATCTATATCCTCGGCAGTCAATATTTCACCTGTTTCAGTATCTACCATTCTTTCAGTATCAAGTTCTAGCAACCGCTCTAATTGTTGATTAATTTCATAAAGTTTCATATTTACACGCCCCAATCTTCAATTTTATTTTCAATCGTATTTGCACTGTTTTTAATCCATTTCAGCAAAACATTTACTTTAGCTTCGCTTCCGTCCAAATCATCTGTGTTATTCAGATTTTCCTGCATTGCATCTAATTCATATCTAATCGAATATACTAAATCATCAAAATTATCCATGCTTGCAATCCTCCAATTCTTTTGCTAAAATGAAGGTGGACGCTAAACTTCGTAAAATTTACAGTCCACCCTGAGCTATCGAAGCTGCAACTTCGGTAGCTCTTTTTCTTTTGTTTTGTCATAAACGCTCCTCCTAAACTAAATCAGATACTTCACAGTTCATTGCTGCTGCAATTTTCCTGAGCGTGGATAATGTCACATCTTTACCGTTTTCAATATCAATTAGATTTTTATACCAAACACCACTGGCTTTAGAAACTTGACTTCTTGACAAGCCTTTCTGTTCACGAATTTGTTTAATTTTGTTCATCTTGAATACTCTCCTTGCTGTGGTACAATTACTATATATGGAGGTGATATTATGAAAATGATTGCTGTAGATTCATCAAACGTTGAATGTATTGGTTATGAGAATGGAGTAATTGAAGTTCATTTTCACAACGGATATGCTTATCGCTATCCAAACTGTACCGAAGATTTGTTCAACAAGTTTCTTGCTTCCCCATCTAAAGGGCAGTTTGTCCACAATGTTTTAAAAGGACGCGGTGAAACTCGCATTCGTTAATCCCACTCATCATCAAAAGGAACTTGAATATCTGTGCTCAAAATCTCAACACTTGCGCCTGTGACTATTGCCGTAGTCATGGGCGTATGGTGTTTTCTGATGTATTCTACTAATGGTCTTGCAGCTTCTTCTAATGTTTTAGCTTCTTGCTTGATATTTTCGTTCATGTTTTTTCTCCTATCTTCGCTCATCTCAACACCCCTACTGTCACTACAGCAGCCATAATAGCTACGTATGTTCCAATAAATATTGCAGTAGTCGCTACGGTAAAATCTCTAATCATAAGCCTGCCACCTGCCCCATAGCGTAGCCTATGTCATATATCAGCCTAACTACTGTTGCTATAGCCAAAGCAGTTAAAGACCATACACAAGGCTGTTGCTTAATACTCTCTTTCATTACTACTGCTATTCCTGCTACTTTGATTAATGCTTTCATCTGCTCTGCCTCATTTCTACTATTTCAGTTTCTTTTTTCATCTGCCTAACTATCTTTTGAACAGCGTCAGCTGTTACTCCTGACACTTTCAACAGACATTCTTGCAGTTCTGCTATTTCAGCGTTAGCGTTATCTAAGGCTTTTTGTAGCTGCATTACCTCTAATCGCTCTCGATTAGAAAGTTTCGGCTTACCGTACTGATCGGCATATCTCGTAACATCTGATATACGATACCGACCACGTACTACTGTTTTAATACCTGCACTAGCAAGCCATTCTTTTACTGTCCTAGCACTAACTCCCCACGCCTCAGACAGCTCTCTTATTCCAACGTGTGGACATTCTACAATCATTTAACAGCGCTCCTTTTTGTTAAGTTTTCTTAATTTTTGTGGTAAAAAAATATTTACCAACTTGAGATTGTGGAATTTTCAATAATGAACAAGCCTTAGCAATTTGTGGTTGAGTAAAGTAATGTTTGTTATTCATTTTCAACGACAGATTCGATGTCGATACCCCAAAAGCCTCACAAAATGCAGTTCTTGTAAGAAATGTTCTAATTATTTTTTCATTAAGCTTTGAATAATCAAATTCCGGATTCATAACGTTCCTCCTTTCTTTTCTGTTTCTAAGACGATTATACTACTTAAGCTTTCTTAAGTCAACGCTAAATTTTAGTTTTCTTATTTTATCCTTTACTTTTCTTAACATCAGTGCTATTATAGTTGAAGGAAGGATGATTGCAATGAAAAAAAAACTGATTTTGCCACTAGGCTACAAGAAGCGTTAGACGTCACAGGCATAAAGCCAGTTGAACTGTCCGAAAAAACTGGATTAAGCCAACCTCTTATTAGCCAATATTTAAAAGGCAAATTTAAGGCAAAACAGAATAATCTTTACAAGATAGCCGTTGCATTAAATGTAAACGAAGGCTGGCTTATGGGATTCGATGTAGAAATGGAACGCCCCACTCCTATTTATATCGATCAGGAAGATAACTACGTATTATCTGATCAGGAAAAAATTCTTATAGATAAGTTCCGCAAAATTGAAGATAATGATAGATATATTGTTATTGGCTTTATTGATGGACTGCTAACTGCAGAAACATCAAAAAATAAAAATGCAGTTTAGGAGCGTGATACTTTGTTATCCAGAACAATCAAGCTTATCGAATGCAACATGAAAGATTTTTCGCCTGGTGAGCTAAATCAAGTGATTGGTTATGTTTTAGGAATCAAGGAGCATCACATTATTACCCAGTGTCCCCGAAGAAAGGGGACGGACAAGATAATTCTATAAGGATCTTATCTTTCCCCGAGGCTAAATGAAATAAAAAAAGACCGCTACCAAACGCCCGGTAGCAGCCATAACAAAAATAAAATATTTACAACGGCAATGTTAGTATAATATAATCTAATTTCTTAAACAATAAATTTATTTTAATACTTAACACTTTAAAAACTTAAAATATAGGAGGTGAAAAAATGGAGTATAATTTCACTTTTAGAGAAAAAGATAAAGGATTTCAAGTAATATTATCCTATAAAGATAATCGTGGTTGTTGGAAGCAAAAATCAAAACAAGGATTTAAAACCAAAAGAGAAGCAAAAATAGCAGGCGATAAGTTACTAGAAGAAGTTAAAGCAAATGCGCCAATATATATGGACAATAGCACTGCAAGAATAACCTTTGGTGAATTTTCCGCAATGTATCTTAATGATATAAGAAGGAGCATAGCATACAACACTCTACTCGGATACCAGCACGCTATCAAAGCCTTTTCAGAACTAAAAGATATGCGTCTGGTAGACATAACGCATAGCGACATACAATCAATATTTAACTCTTTACCAGTGAAAGCAAACACCGCCAACTTGTATCTCGTAAAACTAAAAACTATTTTTAAAAGAGCGGTATCTCCATACGAACTTATAACTAAAGATCCTACGATAGGGATACATCCGTTAAAAATAAAAGGCCAAAGAAAAATAAACGCCCTTTCCAAAGAACGTTTAGAAGCTGTTCTAGCACGTTTAAAATCCAAGAACTATACTTTATATACAGCGTGTTGTATCGCCGCTTTCGCGGGGCTTAGGGTTGGCGAGATAACAGGTTTGAAATGGTCTGATATTGATTTTAACGCAGGCACATTAAAAGTAGAGCGACAAATGGTTGCTACAAATAGAAATATTATGACCCTACAAGAATTAAAAAGCAATAACTCTTATCGAACTGTACCTATACCTATGCGATTACAAACGGTTTTAATTGAATACAAGAATAAATATCCTCGTCACATCAGCGATATGGTATTTTGGAATGTGACATATCACTCTATAAAAAGAGTTTCTCTTTACACAAAAGATAACACAAGTATTCATGACTTCAGGCATACTTATGCTACAACATTACTTAGCAGTGGCTTTGATATTAAAACGGTCGCAGCATTGTTGGGAGATACAGTTGAAACAGTTTTAAAGGCATATGTACACTACACTGATGAAATGAGAGAAAATGCACAGAAGCGTCTCTCAAATTTTTTTTAGAAAATTTTTGACGAATTTTTGACGAATTTGTATAAATCCCGCTTTACAAGTCGTTCTTTGGCAATTATAATATTATATCATAAAGTGCTATTTAATGAAACAATTATAGCCAATTCCAGAAGAATGTAGTTATTATGCCATTTATGACATATTAACGTCACAATTAAAATACAGGTTTTAACCCCTTTCGGCAACTTATTTTTGACGAATTTTTGACGAATGCAAAATAACCTCCTCATAATTGGGGAGGTTATTTTATGCAATCTTTATTTATGATGATGATGCTTCCCAGCTCTCCACAGATAAAATACCTTACCTGTACCAGCATCAGGATCATTGATGTACGCTTTAGCAAATTTAACATACTGAGCAACATCTTCTCCCCATAGGTGAGAATAATCGCTATGTAACATATTCAATAAGTAATACCAATCATACTTATTGGCTTTAATACCATTTTGATCCATGACACGGGTTGTTTCTTCTAACGTCCAATGCTCGCCAGCAGTGCCGTCAACATTTTTCATTTCCGAAACGGCTTTTTTAGCAAGATGCTCATCGAAGTGTGGTCCATGAGCTACGCAATGAATTTTCATCATTACAGCTTCATAATCATCTTCATCGTGTGCTTTAAGTTTTTCCAAAGCTCCACAGACGATACAATCTATTTCATCTTCTTTCATTTCATCGCCGTCCACGATATCAATATAATCTTCGTACTTATGCATCCTTGCTCACCGCCTTAGTATTTTTTACGGTCTGAACTTCAGTATTATCTTCTGCAGGTTCTGCTGTTGCTACAGGCAGTCCGGTTACAGTACCACAGTTGCAGGCAGCAATATAGCCGCATTCAAGAACAAAGGTTGCACTGTCAGCAGCTACCAGCAAAGAATAATTACGTCGCGTTCTTACCTGATTGGCATATAAATGATGTCCGCATTTACGATTTACATTATACAAAGTAGCACCAGTACCGATTTTAATAACTACTGGCATAAGATTTGTAGCAGTAGAAGGAATATCCTGCGCTATCCTAATACAATATCTAACGCAGTTTTCATAAGTGCCGGCAGGAATGGTCACCACCAAGTTACTACCGCTTACTGCTACAGCCGTGGTCAATATAGTTCTGCAATTACACGTTGCCATTTTTATTTCATCTCCTTAATAAAAAACAGGGAAGCGTGACAGCTCCCCTGTTAATAGTCACGCTTTAAGCGGAATTACACGGTGCCACAACCGCCACAGCCATAAACACCGGTTGCAGATTGATACGGGCTGCAAGTGATGTAAGCCGGCTGCGGGAACGGACGTACCGCATTAATGATGTTAGAAGTCTGAGCCAAAGTTCCAAGTTGCAGCTGAGCAGCTTGCAGTTGGTCACGCAGTTCCTGCATAACATTCGCAGTCATTAATGCGCGAGTTGCTTCACCTTCCGCATGAATAGCAGAGGTAATGTCACAAGTGTTTTTAGCATTCTCGTAACGAACCGCGTCAATGTTACGATTGGTTTCGCAGCAGCACTGTTGAGCAGCGAAGGTGGACTGAGCAATAGCAGCCTGAACACCGCCGAAGCCTTGACATAAGTCTTTTTGAATACCGAAGTTTTGATTTGCGAGTTGATTAAAACCACGATCTAAAGTACTATTCAGATTGGTATAAAGAAATTCATTAGTCAAAGTATTTACAGCACCATTAGCGCCGCCTCCGAAACCACCGAATCCACCGCCGCCCCAGGCAAGCAGGAAGAATAACATTACTACCCACATCCAGCCGCCGCCAAACCCGGCGCCGTCTGCTGCTGCGGTACGGTTATTCAGATCATATACAGGCATTACGCCACTACCTTCCATAGTCATATAGAACATCTCCTTTAAATTTATTGTTTAAAATCATCTGGTGGCCACCGATCAGATTTTAATACCAAATTGAGAAAGCATTTGCTGAGCTTGCTGCGGATCAATACCACGTTGTTTTGCAAGATTCATAACAGTTTCTTTTAGCTGCTCAGGCGACTTACCTTGTGCCATTTCCATAGCACGCCCGAACATAGGGTTATTACCAAACATTTGCTGCATCATACCCATAGGGTTATTGCTGCCCTTGATTTGGTTAAACATTTGCATCATTGTCAACGGATTCATTTGCACTTACTGTCTCCCCCTTCACATATCGTTCTAAAGAATTTACTTTTTGCTGCAGAGCTTCAACTAATTCCGCATCAGCGTATCTCTTCGGAACCGGCTCTTTTTCAAGCGACAATTTATAATTTTGTATTACCGGCATCCCATTCATATCAATATACTTTGCATATATGCAGCTGTCTGCCGGGCAAGGAAAATATGTAAGGCTTCCATCCAAATCAATTTGAGCAGCCTTTACTTCGTCTAAGCTGGCTACTGTACGTCCTTTCATCATCAAAGGCATAGGTGGCTGCGGTACAAACTGCTGTTGCTGATATGCCGGTATCTGCGGCATTTGAGCTTGATAATTATTTAAACGTTGCTGAGTTACTCCCATCATTGCTGGATTAACAGGAGCATAAGGATTTACATACATTGTTATCGCCTCCGTTTCTTACTTATATTGTCGCCTAAATCAGCTCTTATAATCCGTAAACATTCCCTCATAATTCCCTAATATGGGCATAAAAAATAAGGCAGCCACAACTATTATGTGACTGCCTTTAATGCTCTCTTAACTGAATTATACGCCTGCTGCAGATCTCTTTCGACCGTTTGCACTGACGTATCTATTTTCATTGCTATTTGATAGTTTTTAAGATCGTGAATAAACTTGAGTTCTATAATTTCTATTTGCCGCGGCGTTAGTTTGGCTTCTGAAATGATTGCTTCAAATTCCTTTCGTGTGGACTGCGAAAGCCAATCTCTTGCCTGCAAACGGCAAGTATCCATATAATCACCTGCTCGCTGCTATAGCTCCTACTAATACCCCTCCTGCAAATCCCCAAAAGGCCTTCTGTCTCTGCTTTAATTCACTTCTGGACTTTTCTTGTTTTATTTGAGAGCTCAACGTCTGTAAGGATTTGTTTTGCTCTGCTATTGTTTTTTTGGAGTTCGACAATGATTCCTGCGCAAGCATTAGCTCGCTCCTTATCTTCTGATAAGATAAACGCTGCTCTTCGATTAGCTTCTTCAGCTCGTTCGAGTTCATCTGCTGCAGTTCCAACGTGTTCGATAGCCCTATCAACAGATTTTCCTGTCTGTTTATTATCGTCTGCAATTCGTTGAACTGTTCCCTGGACATCGTTATTGTTTCGGGAACTTCCTCCGCAAAACAATTTAAAGAAAATGATAAGCACAGCAATAAGGGCAAAACTAATAACAAGATACTTGCTATACCTGATTTGTTTTTCTTCATTCACTTTCTGCCCTTCTTTCAAATTAAATTCTATTTCATTATCATTAAGATAGTTCTATTTTCAATATAATCAACCTGTGCGCCGTTTTCTATACTCCTACTTATATTTCCTAGTGTTTTGGAGATAAAACAACGCACAGGCTAATTCTGTGGCTGGGTTTTATCTTACAGATTGTAATAAGTAATGCACCCTACCAAAATCGCAAGAGCAATACCAGCCCAAATCAAAATACGCTGTTTTTCCATATTAGTCACCTCCTTATACAATCTTTACCAATTATGATGCCACCAGATCGCCTTACCACGAATAACATCACCGCCTGGTTTCAGTTCTCCATCGCCCGGTAAATCAGGTAATTTCCACAGATCCCATCTTTCAAAAGTCGTTGCAGGTCCGTAGTCATCTAAATCAGCCGCCTCAGCGTGCGTCATTACAGTATCGGCATTAATGTCCAATCCAAGTTCCTCACACAGTACAGCTACAACTTTCGCCATACTATCTATCTGTAACTCTGTCGGTGGCACGTTGCCAAAGTCGATATTCCCATCAGCATAGGCTACAGCATCTACACAGCACGATAAAGCAATCCCAATAGCTCTAGAATTGCGCCGCCATGTATGAGCCTTATATTCAGTTAAATCATCTGTTGTCGCTATAACAGCGCCGTCGCTGTCAATGTTTAGGTGATAGTCACTAAAAAACTGGTGATAATTACCAGCTGACCAATGTAGATAGATCTTATCAATATTACCTCTAGCCCTTGCTGCTAACTGCCGTAGCTCATCTAAAGTGATTCTTTTTGTCACCATTATTCTCTGCCTCCTTTTCAAATGGATCAGGCACTCCATTCTCGTTTTTGTCTACTAAACTCGTAGCTATAAAAGTCACAAATGCAACCATAGCCGGACCTGTGATCTCTCTTATCAGCGCCAGCAGGTCAGACATAACAATCTTATCCAACCACAACCACATATACATCCACGCAGCGTAATAGGTCAGTATAAGTAAAACGACTGCAATAAAATAGCCTACAATGACAGCCATTATTTTTGGCGACATTGAGGCTACTTTGTTTCTAGCACTCACTATTAAGTTTTTTATTTTCTCAAACATAAATATCACTTATCCCTTGGATCATTCACTTTATAACTACACCATAAACAGCTACCGCTAATGTCGCCAACCAAGCCAGTAAACTTACGTTTCCGCGGATGCAACCGCTTTGAC